CAGCTTCAATTGGTTTATTTGCAAAAGGTCTTAGAAGAGGAATAGATATGGTTGGAATATCAAAAGAAGCTATTCAAAAAGGCGCTCTTAAAAAAGCATTTCCAGAAAAATTTGATAAAGCTTTACGGGCTTATAAAAGAGGAGACAAAGAAATGCTTAAAGGATTAAAATTAAAAGATGCAGGTTCTGAAATTGGGTCACCAGGCGCAAGTGAATTAGCACGAGCAGGTGTTTCTTCTAAGTATGTGGAGAGAGCTTCAAAAGCACTTGGTATTGGTGCTACTGGAGCAGTAGCTGAAAGTGAAACAGGTGTAATTGATAAACTTAAAAAATTAATATTTACAAAATAATGACTACTTCAGGCACTACAACATTTGATTTAGATATAGAAGAGGTAATAGAAGAAGCATACGAAAGATGCCAATCATCAACTACTTCTGGATATGCATTAAAGAGTGCAAGAAGATCGTTAAATTTATTATTTTCTGAGTGGGGAAATAGAGGAGTTCATCTTTGGAAAGTTGAATTACAAACTGTAGCTTTAGTTAATGGTCAAGCTGCTTACACAACTCCACAAGCTACTAATGATGTATTAGAAGCTTATGTATCTTCTTCCAATACTACTGCTCAAAATACAAATGATGTTTCTTTAGATAAAATTAGTAGATCAGCATATGCAGATCTTCCAAATAAGGGACAAATTGGTCAACCTTCACAATATTATGTTGATAGACAAACTCAACCTATAATCTATTTATACTTAACACCTGATTTATCTACTTATACATATTTAAAATATTATGTTATCAAAAGAATTCAAGATGCTGGAAGTTACACAAATACTCCAGATGTTCCATACAGATTTTTACCATGTATGGTTTCAGGACTTGCTTATTATTTATCAATGAAGATTAATCCAAAATTAACCGAACAGTTAAGACTGTATTATGAAGATGAATTACAAAGAGCTTTAACTGAAGACGGTCAAAGAACATCTGTATTTATATCACCACAAGCTTACTATGGGAATTTATTATAATGGCTAATTTTTCTAGAGGAAAATATTCACAATCAATATCAGATAGATCTGGTCAAGCATTTCCTTATCAACAAATGGTAAAGGAATGGAATGGTTCTTTAGTTCATGTTTCTGAATATGAGCCTAAACATCCTCAACTTGATCCTAAACACCATAAAGCTGATGCACAAGCATTAAAGGACACGCGCGCGCAGGACTTTAGTTTTACTTCTGGTGGTAATGGTGAAGCCATTGCTAATTTAACTTTACCAGGTGAGTTTGCTTATAATTCAGAAGGTATGCAACCACTAGATCCATCTTTTCAAAACTCTCAAAGAACTTTTGGAATTTATACAGGTCAAGTAACTATAGTGATATCATAATGGCTATTACATACGCAGCATTTTTAACTCAAATAAGAAACTACACTGAAGTAGATAGTAATGTTTTAACAGATTCTTTAATTGATCAATTCATTAGAAACACTGAATTAGATTTAGCTGATAAAGTAGATTATGATGATTTAAGAAAATATGCAGATTCTACATTTACTGCAAATAATAAATATCTTTCAGTTCCGGCTGATTGTTTAATTCCAAGAGCTTTGTTTGTTGCAACATCAGGAACAACTGCAACAGGAACAGTTGTTTATCTTGAGAAAAGAGATCAAACATTCATGAGAGAATATAACAACACTGGCTCTACAGGAACTCCAAAATATTGGGCTAACTGGGACGATTTTACTGTAATTGTTGCACCTAGACCATCAAGTGCTTTTCCTGTGCAATTAGAATATATTAAAGATCCTCCTCATTTTACTTCAACAAACAGCACTTATATTTCAACTTATTTTGAAAACATATTATTATATGGAGTATTAGGAGAAGCTTTTTCATATCTAAAAGGTCCTATGGATATGTACAATCTTTATAAAACAAAGTATGATGAGGAATTACAAACTTTCGCTCTTCAACAAATGGGTAGAAGACGCAGAGGTGAGTATGATGATGGTGTACCAAGAATTAAAATTAATTCACCATCACCAAGAAGTATTGAACCATAATTTAAGGAGAAAACATGGCTATAACAACAAACGCAATTGCTAATTCGTTTAAAGGACAAATTCTTAGAGCGATACACAATTTCACAGCATCAACTGGAAACACATTTAAGTTAGCAATGTATACAACAGCTGCAACTTTAGGTGCATCAACAACATCTTTTACAACTACAGGACAAGTATCCTCTTCTGGATATACATCCGGTGGTAAAGCACTGGTTAATTCTGGTGTTAAAGTTTCAGGAGCTGTAGCAATTACAAACTTTAGTAACGTTTCATTTACTGGTGTAACATTGTCTGCACGAGGTGCATTAATTTATAACGACACAGCAGCAGGAGATCCTGCAGTATGTGTATTAGACTTTGGTGGAACTAAGACAGCAACTGCTGGAACTTTCACAGTTCAGTTCCCAGCATTCACAACAGCGGCAGCAATTATTAGAATTGGTAACGCATAAATTTTAGGAGGCTCAGGTGGCGGACATAACAGTATCTGTATCGTCACCTGGCATCTTAGGTTTTGGCCAATCTACGTGGAATACAAATAGTTGGGGTGGAGATTCACTTAGCGCATCATTTTCAATAGGTGGTGTTGAATTTGTTTTTGCAAATGGTTGGGGTTCCAACCTTTGGGGGCAATTTACTTACGGAATTGTAGGTGATGTTGCTGCAGTAACAGGTTCTCAAATTAATTTATCAATTAACTCTGTAACTGCATTTACAGATGTATTAATATCTTTAACTGGTCAACAATTAAATACTAATATTACTGGAGTAACCACAACAGCAGATGCAAACACAACAATTTCAGGACTAGGATTAAATACCGTAGTTGGTAATTCAGTAGGTGAGCCTGGTAATTTTGCCGATGTCACAGGATCTAGAATAAATTTAACACCTGGTACAGTTACAACAGATATTCAACCAAATGCTGGTTGGGGTGTTAAAGGTTGGGGAATTGTTCCTTGGGGTCTAGAAGATGATGTAATAGCATCGGTTACAGGAACAGCGTTATCTGTTGTTACGCATCCTGTAGATATTCAAATCGATGGAAATATATTTGTCAATGTAGATGAAGACGATGATATTATTATATATTTAAATAGTGTAACAACAATTGCTGATGCAAATGTAAGTATTACTGGATCTAGATTAAACATAGCTGAAGGTTTAGCTGGAGCTGTTATTTCTGCAGATGCAAATGTAAGTATCACAGGATCTCAATTAAATACTGTAGCAGGCCAGGCAGTTGGTGGAACAATAACACCTGTAGACGTAACAGGCTCTCAAATTAATGTTTTAATAGGTAATGAAACTACTTCTGCAGACGCTACTGTAACTGTTACAGGATCTAGAATAAATTTAACACCTGGTGATGTTAATATTGATTTTGTATATGACGTTACAGGTTCAAGGATAAATACCCTTATAAATTCAGTAACTGTTACTGGTAATGCTATTGTAGATTTAACTGGTATACGCTTGAATACTGCAGTAGGATCTGTTAATATTACAGCGTGGGCAGAAGTACAAACAGGGGCTTCTAATACTTGGACTCCAGTTGACTTAGCTGCTTAAATATATTATTTTAATTAAATAGGAGCATAAATGGCATCAAGTTATTCTACAGACCTCAAGATAGAATTAATGGTCACTGGCGAAAATGCTGGTACCTGGGGTGATAAAACTAACGACAACTTAAACGTAATTCAACAAGCTATTGCTGGATACGGTACACAAAGTATAGCGGGTGGTGCTCAAACAACAGCTCTTACAATTGCAAATTCACCAACTTTATCTGTAGCTAGAAATATAGTTATTAAACTTGTTGGAGCTATCACAGGAAACCAAATCGTAACAGTTCCTGATGGTATTGAAAAAACTTGGATTGTTTCAAACGGTACAACAGGTTCTTTTACAGTACAATTTAAAACAGTTAGCGGAACGGGTGCTACTTGGACTGCTGACGATAAAGGAATTAAAATTTTATATTCAGATGGAACTAATGTTAATACAGTTGATTTAAGCACACTATCTGGAACAGTTGCTTCTGCATCAATTGCAAACTTAGCAGTTACATCTGCAAAACTTGCTTCATTTGCAGTAACAGAAGCTAGACTTGCATCATACGCAGTTACAGCTTCAAGACTTGCAACGAATGCTGTTACAGCAATCAAAATTACACAATCAACAATTACACAATCAAAACTTGCAGCTAACTCTGTAGGTTCAAGTCAATTGATTTCAACGGGTGTTGTAGCAGGATCTTATACAACAACTTCAATTACAGTTGATGCTGATGGTCGTATTACTGCTGCTTCTTCTGGAGCAGCCGGTGGAATTCCACCAACTATGCCTGTACTAGCCGTATCCGGACCAAGCAGTGGAACATTTACTGCAAGTCCTACTGCTAATAGACTTGGTGTCTACATGTATGCTGGCGGAGGCGGAGGCAGTTTTGCACCTCCTCCAGGAGGTAGGCCAGGAGGCGGAGGCGGTTTTGGTTTTTATAATTATCCTGTTACAGCTCCTTTTTCTCAACCTTATTCAGTGGGTGGTGGGGGTAGTCCAGGTATGTTTGGTCCATCTGGCGGCGCTGGAGGAAATACTACAATTGCAAATGTGGGAACTGTAAATGCAGGTGCTGGAGGATCAATGAGTTCTACTGGAGCTTCTGGAAATGCTCCTGGAGCAGCGAATACATGGTCTATAAGAGAAATTATAGTGGGCAGTACTTATGGAGCTGCTGGTGGTGGTAACTCTGATGCTATGATGGAGATGACATCTACAGTAGCACAAGGTGGAACAGCCGGTGCTTTAGTTATTTTTGATAATACAGGA